ATCCTGACCTGGGTGATTACAGTACAACGATATTCTTAAATGATGATTACGAGGGAGGAGAACTTTGTCTATGGTTCGATGGTAAAGAGAAAAAATTTAAACTTCCGGCAGGTAGTTCAGTCACCTATAGGACTGGAACACCACATCGGGTAAATGAAGTGACGAAAGGTCATAGGGATGTTATTGTATTCTGGACTCGCACTAAGATAAAGGATCCCTTTATGATGGATCTATATCGGGGATTATCGCATGCCCTTGACAATATTGATGAATCAAAATATTATACTCTATATGATACATCAACCTGTCCACACTTTATTATTGAATCTCTTAGATATTCTATTTTAAGAAAATCAACTAACTAATTATGAGTCGTAATGAATTTGTCTGGGTTGAATCTTATCGACCTCAGACTATTGAAGATTGTATTCTCCCTGAGGGAATCAAGAATATGTTTAAACAATTTGTAGATAAGGGTGAAGTACCTAATCTACTTTTGTCTGGTCCACCTGGATGTGGTAAAACCACAGTGGCCAAAGCACTTTGTCATGAACTTGGAGTAGATTATTATGTTATCAACGGATCAGATGAAGGACGATTCCTGGATACTGTCAGAAACAATGCGAAAAACTTTGCTTCGACCGTTTCACTTTCGTCAGATTCTAAACACAAAGTCATTATCATTGACGAAGCTGACAACACAACCCCGGATGTTCAACTCTGCCTACGGGCGTTTACTGAGGAGTTCATTGGTAATTGTAGATTCATCTTCACTTGCAACTATAAAAATAAGATCATTGCTCCCCTCCACTCCCGATGTGCAGTCATCGACTTTGCCATTAAGGGAAAAGAGAGACAGGGAGTTGCAGGTCAGTTCTTCAAACGTCTCCAAGAAATCTTGGCTGCAGAAAGTGTTGAATATGATAACAAGGTCCTGGTCGAACTTATTCAGAAACACTTCCCCGACTGGAGACGTGTCCTAAATGAGTTACAACGATACTCTGTCAGTGGTAAGATTGACACCGGCATCCTTGCAGCATTCTCTAACGTTAAAACAGATGAACTCTTCAAACAACTCAAAGCAAAAGACTTCCCAAAGGTACGTAAGTGGGTGGTCGATAATCTTGACAACGATCCTAACGTCTTGCTTCGCAGCATATACGATTCTGTATATACAAAATTGGATGGTTCAGGGATTGCTGCTGCTGTTCTCATTATTGCTAAGTATCAGTATCAGAGTTCTTTCGTCGCGGACCAAGAAATAAATATGTTGGCTTGTCTAACTGAAATTATGATTGAGTGCAACTTTAAATGATTAAACAAATTAAATCAAATTGGTATTATGTATTCTGGGGCATTGCAACTGTCTCAGTAGTGGTAGGGCAAGTTTATGTCGGCTCAGGATATCGAGAGGTTAAAAATGAGATTAAGATTGTACGAGAGAGTATAACAGAATTTATTGACAATAGTAGGTCTATCACATTAGAGTACATACACTAACACTGAATTGATTATGGAAGTCAAAGTATTACGAATGAATACCGGTGAAGAGGTAATCTACACCCAAGTAAATGAAACTGATGATTATGTTGAAGTTGAGAATGCTTTAGTCGCTTTACCTAATGCACAGGGTCAGATTGGTTTTTCTCCTTGGTCATATCTTTCTGATGAAGGTCAGACAATCAAAATCTCTAAAGATTATATTGTTTATGTGATCGAAGCAAGAGAGATGGTTGTAGATAACTACGAGAAGATCTTCTCCAAGATTGAAACTCCCAGTAAGAAACTGATTCTGTGATGAGTGAAGAAGAGTTGGAGAAAGAGAGATGTATTGATGATGACTATACTGTTATCAGTCAATTCTATTCAGCAAAGAAAATATTTCCTACACTACCTTTCTATCTTCAGGATGAGACTGGTAGTACATATGAATTTGGGTGGAGTTTGATCTACCAGTATATTGTAAACGTTGATCATTGGTAATGACAGAACTTAAGGATTGGCTCAACTCCATCAACTTTAATAAGGAGAATCTTATTAAAGAAGACTCCACTCTTATCAAGGAGTACCCATCCTTTATTGTCAATAAATGTTTATCAGGTCACTTGGATTGTGTGTTATTCTCTAATGAAATGAACAAGTATCATTTCTTGGATAAGGATATGCAATATAATTTTTATCTAAATATATTGAGAAAGAAGAAGAGATTTTCTCCTTGGCTACGTAAGGAGAAGGTATCAGACATAGAGTATGTCAAACAATACTATGGTTATAGTAATGAGAAAGCATCTCAAGTTCTGAAAATCTTATCTGATGAACAAATTGATTTTATCAAACAACGACTTGACACTGGTGGTACTAAATGACAAATATTGTTGAGCCTCAGGTTAGTTGGTCTCAGAGCCAGATGGTTGAGATCAAACTTAATGAACCTGATGACTTTCTTAAAGTGAGAGAAACCCTTACACGTATCGGTGTAGCATCCAGAAAAGAAAGGAAACTATATCAGTCTTGTCACATCCTTCATAAGCAAGGTAAGTATTTTATCGTTCACTTCAAAGAGTTGTTTGCCCTTGATGGTAAGTACGCTAATCTTACTATTAACGATGTTCAGCGTAGGAATCGTATTACTAAGCTTCTTGCTGATTGGGGACTCATTACGATAGTCAAAGAAGATGATGTTCTTGACATCGCACCCCTCAACCAGATTAAAGTGTTGTCGTATAAGGATAAGCAAGAGTGGGTGTTAGAGCAGAAGTATAATATTGGTAAGAGAGGTAAATCCGAAGAAGAGGGTTAATGGAACTTAGTAAGCCACTGTGCCATTTAAGATTACACCAATGTCAGTTTTATTGGTGGGATCCCCGTATAGATCCAAGGGAACCGGATTACGATCCAGACTTTGACCCCAGAAAACCGAACAACAATAAGGGGGTTTTCACACCCTCTTATTTGTGCAATCTATTATAATTAGTACATGGATGCCGAAAGGGTCCACACAACACACTCTCGCTTACTAAGGAGAAGTCACATGACTAACTTAACGAAGTACAATGCTGCCAATTTGGACCAGCTATTGGATCGTATGACCAGGAATTCGATTGGAATGGGAGACTATTTCGATCAGGTATTTAACGCAACTACAACAAATTATCCTCCATATAATGTTATCCAAGTGAATGGTAATGAAACACGCTTGGAGATTGCATTAGCAGGATTTAAAAAGGAGGAGGTGCATGCTTACACCGAGTATGGAAAACTTTATGTCGAAGGGAAGAAAGTTTCCAATGAAGAACAGACGTTTATCCATCAGGGACTGGCTCAAAGAGACTTTACAAGAGCCTGGACCCTTGCTGAAGACACTGAAATCTCCAACGTCGTATTTGAAGACGGACTTCTCTCAGTCACCCTCACTAAAGTTGTTCCCGAACACCACCAACGAAGGGAATACCTCTAAATAGAGTATCGTCGTCGCACGACCAGCGGGGCAACTGGCACAATCCAGTTGACGCCCCGTTTTTTTTATGGTATAATTAATCTAGGAAAACTTGTAAACAAATGAGTATCAAATTGCTGCTGCTGAAGTCTGGTGAAGATGTAATAGCAGATGTTTCGGAGATGGTTGTAGAGGAAAAGGTTGTGGGTTACTACCTTAAATACCCTTGTCGCGTTAATCTTTCTGCTACCGTAGAGACTACCGATGGTTCTTCCAGAGTTCCTTCTAAAATTCAACTTCTTCCTTGGATGCCGTTGACTAAAGATAAGACCATACCTGTTGTATCTGACTGGATTGTGACTATTACAGAACCAGTTAACCAATTATTGAATATGTACACTGAAGGAGTTAAGAAGTATGAAACCCCTAAAAATTCTGGTTCTGGAGACGAACTTCAAACTGATAACACAGATTGAAGAAGTATCTACTGAGCTTGGTGAACCTGATTGTAGGTTGATCGAACCATTCATTCTACAGAGTGACGGAACTATGCAACCATGGTTGGTAGATATTACCAGTCAAAACACATTCATGATCCACTCAGATAAGATCTTGACGATTGCGGATCCCAACGGTAAACTAATTGACAAATACGAGACTCTGGTGAAGGAATGAGGTTTTATACGAATGTCCAGGTGGTTGGTAACAACTTCCTGGTGCGTGGTTATGAGAATGGACAAAGTGTAAACTTTAAAGAAGAGTATTCCCCCACACTATTCGTTAAGTCAAAGCGAGAGTCGAAGTATAAAACTCTTGAGGGTGAGAATGTAGAACCTATTCAACCTGGAGGAGTACGTGAGTGTAGAGACTTCTACAGGAAGTATGGTGAGGTAGATAATTTTAAGATTTACGGTAATGACCGTTATGTATTTCAATACATCTCTGACAAATATCCTGAAGATGAGATTAAGTTTGATATCAAGAAGATCAATCTTGTAACAATCGACATCGAGGTTAAATCGGAAGAGGGATTCCCTGATCCTGAAAATTGTGCTGAGGAGTTGTTGGCTATTTCCATTCAGGACTATGCCACCAAACAGATCAAGACCTGGGGCAGAAAGCCTTATACTCCATCACAAGATAACGTAACTTATTATCATTTTGATGATGAGATTGCAATGTTGAATTCATTCTTGTATTGGTGGAACACCAATCCTCCTGAGGTTGTGACTGGTTGGAATTGTCGTCTGTATGATATCCCATATCTTTGTGGTCGTATTGATCGGATCATGGGAACAAAGAAACTTAAACTGATGTCCCCTTGGGGTATTGTTAGCCAAGAAAGTGTGGTTATCATGGGTCGTGAGTTTAATATCTTTGACATTGCTGGTGTTACCACACTGGATTATCTGGAACTGTATAAGAAGTTTACCTATACAAACCGAGAGAGTTATCGACTGGACTATATCGCAGAGGTAGAACTCGGTCAGAAGAAACTGGACCACAGTGAGTTCGATACCTTCAAAGATTTCTATACTGGTAACTGGAAGAAGTTTGTAGACTACAACATCAAGGACGTGGAACTTGTTGACCGGATGGAAGATAAGATGAAACTGATTGAGTTGGCATTGACCATGGCATACGACGCCAAGGTGAACTTTGTTGATGTGATGTTCCAGGTTCGTATGTGGGACACAATCATCTATAACTACCTCAAGAAGAGAGATATTGTTATCCCTCCCCGTGACCGATCGGATAAGGATAAGAGGTATGAAGGTGCCTACGTAAAACAACCAGAACCCGGCGTCTATGACTGGGTGGTGTCTTTTGACCTTAACTCCCTGTATCCGCACCTGATGATGCAGTACAATATTTCTCCGGAGACACTGGTGGAGGAGAAGCATCCATCTGTCACCTGTGACAAGATCCTGGGTAAGGAACTAGACTTTGAGATGTATAAGGACTATGCTGTGTGCGCCAATGGCGCTATGTTCCGTAAAGACATCAAAGGATTCCTACCTAAACTCATGGAGAAGATGTATGCAGAACGTAAGATCTATAAGAAGAAAATGCTCCAGGCCAAACAGGAGTATGAGAAGACACCTACTAAACAACTAGAGAAAGATATTGCAAAATACAATAACTTTCAGATGGCTCGTAAGATCGCACTGAACTCTTGTTATGGTGCTATTGGTAACCAATACTTTAGGTTCTTTAAACTTGCAAATGCTGAAGCTATTACACTTTCGGGACAAACATCTATTCGTTGGATTGAAAATAAGGTAAATGGATATCTGAATAACCTATTAGAAACTAAAGACATTGATTATGTCATTGCATCTGACACTGACTCAATCTATATTAACTTTGGACCTATTGTTGATAAATTCCTTAGTTCTAAGTCTGGTGATAAAACAGCAGTTGTATCCTTACTTAACAAGATATGTGAAGAAAAACTGGAACCATTTATCGACGCGTCGTATCAGGAATTGGCGATTTATGTAAACGCATACGATCAAAAGATGCAGATGAAACGCGAGAACATCGCAGACCGTGGAATCTGGACAGCAAAGAAGAGATACATTCTCAATGTGTGGGATAGTGAAGGGGTAAGATATTCAGAACCTAAACTGAAGATCATGGGTATCGAGGCTGTGAAGTCATCGACTCCTGCACCATGTAGGACCATGATTAAAGATGCCCTTAAGTTAATGATGAACGGAACTGAAGATGATGTGATTAAGTTTATTGAGGATTCACGCCAAGAGTTCAATAATTTACCACCTGAGGATATTGCATTCCCTAGATCAGTATCCGATGTGAAGAAACATAAGAGTCATTCAACTATCTACGCCAAGGGTTCTCCTATTCATGTTCGTGGTGCTCTTCTATATAATTATTACATTAAAGAGAAGGGACTACAGAACAAGTATTCCTACATCAACAACGGTGAGAAGATTAAGTTCATCTATCTTAAGAAAGCCAACCCCATCAGAGAGAACGTGATTTCATTTATTTCAGAGTTCCCTAGGGAAATAGGTGTTGACAAGTACATCGATTATGAACTACAATTCAACAAAGCTTTCCTTGAGCCCCTTAAGACTATTCTTGATGCGATCGGTTGGAATGTAGAAAAAACAGTAAACCTGGA